GTTGTATTCTCGATTCAGCCGCAAGATGATATACAGTGTGAACACCTTCAAAGAGTGGGAGTATAGATTGAAAATCTCGGATGTCAATGTGATGATAGGTTGCTTTATCGTTGAAGTAAAACTGTTCATTGGATTCGGCTGATAAGTTGTCTATAACAATAACTTCGTGGCCGTCATCAATAAGACGGTCAACTAAATTAGAACCAATAAAACCACAACCACCTGTAACCAAATGTTTCATAACTTCTCCTATATTAGATTGTACAGCATACGGGAATCGAACCCGTGTTACCGCCGTGAAAGGGCGGTGTCCTAACCTCTAGACGAATGCTGCGTCTGTTGGCGGTAGAAGAGGGACTCGAACCCCCAAAGCCTTTCGGCCCAGCCGTTTTCAAGACGGTGTCCTCATCCAGCCGGATTTCTACCATTGAGCCACTTCTCAGATTCAAACTGAGGGCCTACGGTTTACAAAACCGTTGCTCTATCACTGAGCTAAAGTGGCATTTAGGTTATCTTACAAACCCATCAATCTTATCATACATCTTTTTTGTTTTCCAACCGTAGTTGAATACAAACCAACCAGCTACTTCCTTTGCCAAATACTTTGGTTCTTTGAACGTCTTTACATATTCGTCAATGAACCACTTTGTAAAATCAACATCTTCTTCTAATGTCCACTCACGAAGTGTGTACCAGTAAGGTTGTTGGGCAAACTCTTCGTCATATCCTTCAAATCCAACACGACGGAACATTTCGTCAAGTGCTTTCATATGAAATTGGTCAAGTTTCTTTTGTTTTCTTGGTGTCATCTTTCTACCCGTTGAATTGATTGAGTACAATTATACGAAAAAAATTTGACATTTCCAAATAAAAAACCCATCGAAAAGGATGGGTTTTCATAAGTTCTTATTTATGAAGGACTTACAATGCCCTATAAACCGCCTCGTATTCTTTACCATTTAGTCTTTGCTTAGCCAAAGTAAGTAGGTCTTTCATTACTTCATTTCTGAATTGTGTTAGACCATAAGGCATAGTCTTTAATTCACTATTAATGTCACCAATCGACTTCATGACCTTTTCCATCTTCTTATCACCGAAGTATTTTGCCAATTCAGCAAGTGCTTCATTTTGGTTATTCTTTTTCATATGACCTTCGATTTTCTTAACAAGGTCAGAAACCTTCTTTGAAATTTCTGTTTCTTCGGCTTCTTTGAGTATGAGGTCTTTTAGTTTCATTGTTGTTTCCTATTATTTCCATTCTGCATATTTTGTGAATATACCACGCCACGCTTTACCACTAGCAGACATAGCTGAACGTTTTACTCGTAAAATATAATTCTTCTTAATCCATTTAGAACCCCTTGCACTTGAAGGACTGACAACATATAACATATCGTTTAATTCTGGATAGTGTTTGTTAAAAAGGGCATTTACGGTATCCATTAATGCAGGTTCTACAATGTTTCCACCGTTAGTTCTCTTGTATAGAAAATCAACTTGCTTCCCACCCTTTGGAAATGATTTCTTAGCAATCAATTCATCGGGTGAAGTAAGTAATAATTCCTTCTGTGTATATCCAGGGGTATCCCAATCTTTTCCGATTCTCTTTTTAACCACATCGTTATAGACTTTGAAAATCTCTCTTCTATATGAACGGTCATCAATCAAAATAGAACCAATAAAATCTGCAATGTTTTCTGGAGTTATTTTTTCACTATATTGATTCATAGATGAAGCATGACCTTCCATTTCAGATAGTTGTTTCTTTGCCTCTTCGTAGATTTCTATTTTATTTTGTAGCTTAACTATGGTGGAATCAAATTGTTTTAATTGATTTTGGATTTCTTCTGGACTTAAATCTATCGGAGATTTGTCCATAATTGCCTTCCAATTTCGTGTCAAATCAAATTTTTCAGCTGACATATTATAAAGTGGATCAAGCCAATCGTCGTCACTAAATTCTCTTAATTTTGTTTTAGACTCATTCAAAGATTTCTTGATTTGTTTGAGTGTCATTTCTGATTCGTTCAGAAGTTGTTTTCTTGATGATAGTTTCATTTTCATTCACTCTTTTTCTTTATAAAAATCTTTTCACCACCGTTATAAATTATGTCCAAAGGTTTTTTCTTTCCGTCTGGAAATTGTATCATTATACTACCTTTACATACTATGAGTGGTTTATATGAATAATCAACAATTGAAAGCTGCCCACCTTGCTTGTAAGAAAACTGAACGTAGCTTGTGCGAATAGAAAGTATCTTAGCATTATTTAATTGGGGGTTATTTGCAAGTCCAGCTCCCATCGGTGTAAATAAATCAAGTTCACCAATAGTTTTTCCTTTTACATCAAGTCCATATAAAAGTCCATATAAAAATGAATTCCAAATAGTTTCTGCTGTTTGTTCATTTTTTTCACCGACTTGCATAAAGGTATTGAATGATTTTATGTAATCTTTACGAAGACGTTTGATTGCATCTAACTTCGATGTATCAACTGCCTCATTCAAAGATTTCTTGATTTGTTTGAGTGTCATTTCTGATTCGTTCAGAAGTTGTTGTCTTGATGATAGTTTCATTCCATACCTCTTTTATATTAGTTTATATTAGTTTATATTAGTCCCACCAAATACGATAATAACCAGGGTCTATTTCATCAATTTCACTTGCATCCATTTTATCATACGCAACAACTCTACTTATTTTAGTTTTCGTAGAAACATAAATACAAACACTATATTCACGACCAATTTTTATTTTTGAATCCGGTGGTAATTTATCAAGAGATTCTGCCTTGAACTCATTATAACCATCCGGCAGCGCTTTTTTCATAATATCAATCGCGGTTTTCTTATCGAAAGACGTTGAATTTTGCCACATCATATCATCACCGTCATATCCCTTTGCAAACTTCTTTGGATCTTTTCCAAAATTTACTTGTGGTATAAATGACTCATTTATAGATTCAGTCAAAAGACCGGCAAGTTTCATCATTCGTTGTTTATTCAGTTCCACCTTATACTCCAAAAAATACTATGGTTATATTCTATAAATATAGTTAAGAAATTGTTTTCTTACGGGAAAGTAAGAAATAAAATCCAAAAAATAACAGCGCAACCCCATAAAAGATAACGTCTGTAATGAAGTAACTTCCTGTAAGTTTTGTAGTGAAAGCAAACAAAAAATCAAATCCGAACGGATTAAAAAACGTTCCGATTACCAAACAAAGTTGTGCAATGGTTTCCCGACGAATTTTCTTTTTTAGTATAATCATTTATCGTTCCCATTTACTTACCTTGTTGTTGACAATCTGTTATTTGAAGAGTCGTTTGAACTCTATGACTGATAATGCGATAAAAACATCATCTGAAAACTCTTTTCCGAAGTGCATTACTTCTTTTTCGTCACCATCGCCAGCAAAGATACGCATAGCTTTTTGACTGAACAGATACTCATTATTTTGTTTTGATATTAGAACCGCAGAAGCACCAAACCCACTTCCAATACTTTTAGAAGTTGTCCAACTTTGAACATTACGTTCTGGTTTATATTCTATCGGTTTTGAATATTTTGCGTAATCTATACCGCCAAGTTTTATCCATTTCCAATCTTTTTCCAATGTCTTTTTTACAAAAGAAGTCATTTTAGTATTCGTATATTTCAACCCACGATAAACTTCCGTTCCATTTGGTGTATCTGGTTTGAAAATAGTAGGGAACTTTTTAGATGAGGCTCGGAATAAAGATTCATAGTTGTAAAGTTTATTTGCGATATTACCCGTCGATTCACCTGTCCAGTTATAAAGAAGTGTGAATATCTGTTTTTCTATTTTCGTATTCTTTTCAGAACCAGTTTTACCTTGTAATCTTACAAACTTTTTATAAAACTCGTCATCACGTTCGTCACCGAATGCAATATTTCCAAACACTGCCTTCGGGTCTGTGTCTGATTCGGATAATATGTCTTTGAGTTTTATCATACCTATAAATAGGAAACCACCGGCAATTTCGTCCAACCATCCATAACAGTAATCCTCATCGTTTTACCCCAATACATTACAAAACAATCTTCACCTATAAGGATAACTTCTGAAATGAGTATCTCGTCTCCTCGTCTAAATAAAATCTTCTTACCCTTCAGATGTTTCGGTTGAACTATCTTCGGGTCTACCTCGTTCTCTAATCGCAACATTCTTATTTCCCCTCTCATGTTTAGGTTCAAAGGCACAATGTTTACACCCATTGCCGCAACACCACCCACGACGTAGATGATACTCTTCGGTGAAAACTCTCATGCCGTTTTCATTTATGTAATAATCGTTATTAGTCATTTGATTTCATAATCCCACTTGAAGAAGTTTCCTTTGATTCCATTTTTATACCGTTTACCAGATAAATGGGTATGAAAGTTTGTCTTATTTACTCCTAATATTTCACACCATTCTTTACTGGTTTTCTTCATACCAATATAAACCCCCGATGTGCAAACAATATAACCCTTGAAGTTGTGATTCTTTTCACCCGATTGTGATTCTCCAATTTTTCGTTTATGTTCGTCTGATAATGGTTTTCCAAAGTTAGGATTTTTTTCTCCGCGATGTGATTCACTCATTTTTAGTCTGGCCGATTCCATATGTTTTTTCCCATAATGTGGTGATTTTTCACCAGACAATGATTGACTTATTTTTTTTCTATGTTCTTCGGATAGACGTTTACCATAAAAATGATGTTTTTCTCCAAGTTGACGAACACTCAATTTTTTACGAGTCTCAACTGAACGAGGTATTCCAAACAGAGGATGTTTCTCACCACAAACACCATACATATTATTAAGTTCACCGGAAGGTGAACCAGAGCTATGATTGTGCATATTATAAAAAATTGGATTATTTCCAGCATTATAATAATTCAACCAGTATTCTTCACGTTCTATTAGTTCTTCATGAGTTGAACAAACTTCAAGAATTTCTTTCTTGAAGTTTTCTTTCCCATACTTTTGGATTGCCTTTTTTAGAATTACACCAGAACCTAAATAGTTTGGATTGTTTTTGCTGTCTTTTCCAATATATTGACGACCATTGATAAGATTTGTGGTCTTGTAGATAACCATAGGAATTCTCCCGATTGTTATTAGTAAGTTTGTGTTCACTAATAAATATGGGATAAAAATAGAAAAGCCAGTTGTTTGGGAGATTGACAAGTGGGTTGAACACAAACTATACAATCACAACTGGCTTTTCATATTATTAGTTCTTCTCTGATTTACCCGCTTCTACGGACGCACGATTGTAAGGTGTGATCAACTTCTTGATAGCACCCAACGCCTTACGAGCGTCTCCTGCACCCTTCTTGAACTTTGAATTGTGTCCGACGGTGAATTCGTTGAACAGGTTTGTAATTTGTTCGTAGAGTTCTTGCTTTGTCATAACGTTCTCCTGTTTGTATAATAGTCGGGATTAGTTCCCTGTTAGATAAATATAGATACCACCGTTATATTAGACACGCGCCGCCTGCACACGCAGCTTCTTGTGCCAATTCTGTGTTGTCATCATACTCCACAACGTTCTTTAAATCAATTTCATGGAGTGTTGACATCAATCTTTCGTATTCTTCTTTTGTAATATCCTCGAAGGGACTTTGTTTATAACTGCCCCCATCGTAATTGAGGACTGAAAGACCGTTGTAAAAATCCTTATTTTCCCACATCCAATTACCTACTGCATCCCATTCATGTTCACGGATAGATACCGTTGCCGAAATGTTGTGAGTATTCATACCCGAACGATGACCTGGCTTTATCCATTGTTGGCTAAACCACTTCACACGTTCAAGAAGTTGAATTGGAGATTCAGTTCTCATAATAGCATGGTCTGGTGCCTTTTGTGGGACACCAACGACGGCGGTATCATGTGGACGGAAGTATTCATCTTCCACCAACTGTGGGTGATTTTGGATAAGATAGTTGTATAGTGCCTCATTCTTACCAATACGGATTCTACGGATATAGTAGTCATTGTGCCAAGCATGAATTCCTGAACTCGTACCGAGAACACATGATGTTGTTCCTGATGGTTTGATACAAGTTACTCTTGCAGCTTTATTGATACCGAGAAGATTTGCAACTCTTTCGTTTTCTTCCTTTGCAATCTTTGCAGTAGTTTTGACATCTAACTTCTGCACTACACCTGAACCAATACCAGTCATACCGATTCCAAGAAGTGCATCCTTTTCACAAGTTCTTTGCCAAATTGGACGAAGGTAATGGAACTCGGTGTATGATGCTTGGAGTGTTCCAATAAATGCGGCAGCACGAACTCGGTCTTCCAAATCTTGTTGATCCACAACATCTGATGCGTTTACTTCACAGAGATTACACATTTGGAATGGACGAAGTGCAATTTCACAACATGGATTTGTTCCCCAATCCTTATCGTTTGAGAAGTAAATTCCTGGTTCACCTGCGTTTGAAAGTTCAATCTTCTTCCACAACTCCTTGAAGAACTCTTCGGTAATCTTACTGCGAAGTAATACTGCTGAGTTATTCGCGCGTCCACGTTGAGGATTCAATTCCCACCAATCACCGAACTTACACGAAATCATTTCGTTATCATCAGCAGAGAAAAGAGAGATAAGAGCAGCACGACGAATACCACCAGCAAGAACCGCATCTGCAATATGACAGATAATATCGTGGACTTCTAATGGAGTTAGATTTTCACCATCGTGCTTTAGTTCAAGGATAGATCGAATTTTCTCAATACAAATACGAAGCGGTTCTGGTCCTGGTGCCTTACCACCTGATGTGATGAGACGAGTTCCCTTTGGACGAATGTCTGAATAGTCAAAACGAAGTGATGAACCGCTAAAGAAGTATGACTTTACAACGGCTTTGATTGCATCAGCCCAACCTTCAATAGAATCACCGACGAGGAATCTACGTTCGCGGTCTTTCTTTGGTTTGTGAATTGGTGGTAGCTTTTCAACGTGATGTTTTTGAACGGAGAAACCTACACCAGTTCCACCGAGAAGAAGAAACATTACTTCACCAAAAGCACGCCAGTCGTCAATTGGTAAATAAGAACAGTTATAAATTCTTGATGGGTTGATTTCAATTGGTTTACCACCGAACTGAAGAGATCTCATGGATGGAAGAACCTTCTTATCGTAGACAAACTTATAGGCAGATTCAATTTCATCGTGAAGTTGTGGGTATTTATTTTGGTGCATTTCTTTATTTCTCGTCACCAACTCTTCCCACGTTTCTCTCCGATTCAATTCGGGTAAGTATTTCGCGTATTTTTGGAATACAGTAATATCCGAAAGGATTCGGTTGCTAATATCCATAGTTGTCTCCGATTATTTTTTTTCTAAAAACGTTTATTTTTGATTCTAAAACAGAACCGTATAGAGATAACTATACGGTTTGAAAGAAAAAATAGGGGATTTTCGTAAATTTTTTCTACTTATTTTTCCACCGATTTTCTGATTGAATATATGTAAATATAAGGAAATAATCGGATAGATACAAATGAAAAAGGGAACCGAAGTTCCCTTTTTAGAATTACTAATATCGATGATTATCAATAAAAACGACCATCATTATCGTCAAATCCCAAATCCATCTTTGTCTGCTCTATACCACCACGTTCTGATTTATAAACTTGTTTTTCAAATTTATTACGTTTATACAAATCGGCAGTAAAAATAAACTTCACAGTCTTTGGAGGATTACTTGTTGAAATCTTCTGAATACACTCGTCAACGATTCTTTTTACAGTTGAATCTGAAAACTTGTTTTTATTACCACTATCCAATTCTATTTGATATGCGGCCATTCCACCTAGTTCTCCACCACCTACTTGTTCCATTCCGTATTTTTTGACCAATATACGATCACAAATTCTCTGTCCAATTATTTGGGCATCATCATCGGACGGACTTTTCCGAGGATCGGCCGGACTTACTGTCCTAAACATAATAACTAGTGTTTCAGCACCAGTTATGTATCTTGCAATTTTTCTAATCATACCGTCTTCTTCATTTATAGAATTTGATTCTTTCATGACATTCTTCTTGAATTTCGATTGAATGTCTCTTCCTTCGAGGACTAAATCTTTCATTTTTATCATTTCCGACTCCAAAAAAAAAAAATACTTTGGTTTATATGATATAAATATAGACTAATATCAAAAACCTTCAAGTTCCTTGAACTTTTGTGAAAGAGCTTTCTTTACCATACCTTCACCGGTCATAGATTGTGAAACAGATTTACCGATGTCAGAGTTTGGTTCAAAGATTTCAATATGTCCCGTCATTGTATTTATCTTACTTGGGAATGTCATACCATCAGGACCGAATCGGTTCTTGATAATGTGCCATCTTCCTGTTCCACCAATCT